TAGATGGCACGACGCCGGAGATGTACAGAGCCCTGAGCATATGCAAAAAATCCTGGAGGTATGTAAGTTAACACCGGACACGAAGCACTGGCTGCCCACTCAGGAGCGGCCCTTCTTACCAGCTCCGGAAGATGTTCCAGACAACTTAGTGATCAGGCTGTCACGAAGCAAGATCGACGGCCCCAGCTCCAAAGCCTGGAGTCATGAGTCAGGAGTAACAACAGAGACTGGAGCGCGTACATGTCCAGCTCCGGACCAAAAGGGAAAGTGTTTAGATTGCCGGAAATGTTGGGACAAAGAAGTTCAAACTGTGGTATACGGTAAACATTAATGCACGTATTTAAACACCCAAAATATTATAAAGAATTACGCGAGCGTAATAAATCGGATCAGGCCATTAGCTTAAAAGCTCACGACGGTGAGTGCGAGCGTGCGCCGGATCCGGGCCAAAAGCATCAAGCCTCAAGCTCCAAGCAGCAAGCATCAAGCAAACCAGAACCAGTTCAGGTTCAAGCTTCAAGCGCCAAGCGGCAAGCGTCCCAACCAGAATAACAAGTGTCAAGCTTCAAGCCCCAAGCAGCAAGCTCCTTGATACAAGAACCACGGTACAAGAAAACTGAAGAAGTTTTCTTGGGTAAAGGACCGAGGGCCTTTACCATGATAAAAGTATTGTCAGGATGTTTCACGTGGAACGCAATTTGATGTGGACTGAATCGGATTTTGTTACCTTTAGTAACCTTTAATTCTATAGTACGAAAGTGCCCAGAAGTATTACAGACCAATAGATCAGGAGTACCAAGTAAGCTAGAGTTTTCAAGTCGAATAAGTGAAAATGACTTAAAATTTTTTTTGATTTGTTGGTAAAATTTTGCCTCTGGGCCCATATGTTTTTCAAGGTAACCACAACACGCTCTAACGCAACTTATCAGGTATAATTATGCTTGACGCCTCGCCTGTTTTCATAACAAGACGGTGAGAGTGATGGTTTTTATTTAGTCCAAATATAGTTTGGTTATTCTCGTGCACTTCCATTTTTTTAATCTCTCGTAATTGACCATTTACTTCAATGTATATTACAGCGTCACTAATGGCATTACCTTGACCAGACGCAGACTTATCTCTAGCTGTAAATGATTCTAAAAATTGTTGTAGGTCTCTTACTCTCATTTATTTTTTTCTGCAAGAAGTCTTTCAATTTCTTTTTGTAATTCAGAATTAATTCTTATATGTTCGACTACTTTGTTACTTAATTCCTCAATAACTTTTTTATAACCATCTGCAAGATTTTTTGTTCTGATCCATTCAGACTCTTTTTGCTTGTATTCCCAAATTTCTTTTTTATGTTCTTCAATCAATAGGGCCATTTCGTCTGTAGTTCTGTGTACTTTCATAGTATTGACTTTATAGGATAGTTACCTTAAAAAGTCAACATGGGAGTTCCAAAAAGATTAACAGAAATGCAAAAAAGATTTTGCCAATACCTTGTGTTTGGTGGACCAGAGGGTCCTGTAAACAAAGCTGAGGCAGCGGAACTAGCAGGATACTCAGTCAAACGAGCACGTCAAGAAGGGGCAGAGCTTACCAACCCAAGACAATCGCCATTGGTTGTCAAATACAAAGATGAATTAGAACAAGAAAGAGATTTAAAATTTGGTGTGAGTTATGAAAACCACATTGCAGAATTAGCAAGAATTAAGAACTTGGCTTTGAAAAAGAATTCTTTCTCTGCTGCTGTAAACGCTGAAACAAATCGTGGAAAGGCAGGAGGACTATACATAGACAGAAAAATAATAAAACATGGCAAATTAGAAGATATGACAGAAGAACAACTAGAAATGAAGATGGCACAGATCGAAGAAGACTACGCAAGTTTGTTGTCTGATGATGCTGAAGTTGTTGAGGCAATTGAAGTTAGTGAACCTTCGTTATCTTCTTCACACAAGAAGTCGGAAACACAGAACGCTCAGAAAAAGTAATAGACCCATCGTCATCAACGTCATAGCCAGCAAAGATTCTTACAGTCTCATCATCTTTACTAAACAACCAACCCTCACTTACAGGTGTTGCTAGTTTCATATTCTTAAACTCACGTTCAGAACCCCAGCCGCCTTCAGTGATGATGTCAATCCAATCTATACGTACACGCTTGTATGGAAACTTAACCTGTTGCTTTACAGTCTTAGGTTTCTCGTAGCTGTCAATTCTTCTAGATTTTTTTCTGGATTTCATATTCTGTATATGTATCTAAAAAAAATCAGTTTTTCCAGAATTTTGTATCGCGCGCGCATAGGCAAACTAAAATATTGCACTAGGTGACAAAATAATCTGTCAGGTGACACTTTTTTTAACAACATTTTGTCTACCCTAAAGTCATATATACCAACACTTCTAGACCAAAGTGACAGAATGACATTATTTCTAGAGTAGTTTTTATTTTTTATTTTATTTTTTTTACCATACATATACACTGGCTATAATACCTGTTTATCTGCCTTATTTTGAACATAATATTTCCTCATTACTGCCATTTTATCCTCAGCTTCAGCAATAATTAGCAATAATTTGTCAACTTCACCGGTAATATCGATGTGTTCTGGTATTATTATATTATTCTCATTAAACGATTGTATCTTGTATAATGAGTCTTCTATTACAGCTTCGTATCTTTTTAGAAGCGTTCTAAACAACATTTCGTTCATTTTTATTCTCCTTTAATTGTTGTAATTCAAATATTAATTGACCTAAATTTTTACCACTTAGATTCTTTGCATGGTTCAACGCTGCATTAAAATTATCGTCCTGATATTTTTTAACTTTATTCTTTAGTTGTACTTCGGGTATTCCCCACCTCGTCTGGTCTGTCATTAAAGTCCTCTGCTTTCATTGGTTTGGTTCTTTCTTTCTCATCGTGTATAAGTTCATTATACATATCGATTCGTTTTAGTGCCTTGTGCTTCCAGGCTCGAAGGCTTGCACCTTCTGTTTTGAATTCTTGATAATATAGATCAGGCGTGCAGACCATGATAACTCCTTGTTCAATCTTGCTGCCGTAGACGTAGTCGTGGGCCATTGCGTACATGGCAATCTGTAAGTAATAGTCTTCGATCCATTCTTCTTTTTTCGGACGGTTAGACTGCTTGAAGTCAACAATAGTTTCTCTGCCATTATGATTGCAAACCAAATCTGTAGAGCCCGCGTATAGACCCGGGTAGTGTAGCATGACTTCAGAGCCATAATACTCTTCCACCGGCGCAAGACCAATCTCAATAATTTTGTCGGCCATGGGACGCGCCTCTTGTCCGATGCTTGTAAGATCAACACAGCCAGTGCCGAGAACATAATGTTCCAGGAATTTGTGCATACAGGTGCCCCGTGCACTAGAATGATTCTTGATGCGTTCTGCGTTCTCTTCTCCAACTTTTGCCTTCCAATCTTTTAAAAATGATTTATTTGCGGTGGCACCTAATATAGTAGTCACACTCGGAAGTCTAGAATTATCTATGTCATAAACCCTGGTCCCTGATCCGGGGTCCGTGAGCTGTTTTCCACGTATATAGTTGTATTTATTACTTTTCTTAATCATTGTGTTTTTTAAATGTCATAAGGTCCTTTCTTATTTATATTACGTCCTCTATTAGTAGGTTTAAATTCCATCTTCTTACGCACAGATTCTTTTATAAAACCTCCATACTCTTTACCCGATCTAGACTTACCATAAGTCGGCACTTGACCTAGACCAAACTGAGGTTCAGTTTTCTTTTTTCGTTTCTGTAAGACTTCTTCTTTTTCAAGAATCTCACGAATCTTTATATCTTCTTTTGTTTCCATATCCTTTTTTTCTATCAGAGTATAACATACACCAAGACCAACTTGTAAGTTTAGTTGACCAATGATTTACAAACATTAAAAAATTATAAATATATTTATCGAACATTTAATTCCTCTATAATATTATTAATAACATCTTCGTATTTAAAATTATTTACTTCATAATCTACTTTACTAGGTTTTTGAAATATTTTATCTGTGTCTGGATATTTACTTTCTTCTACAGTGTCCATCCAAATAGTAAAATCATAATCTTTACGATGTTTTTCATAAGGACAAATAAAATCTACTACACAACCAGAAAATTCAGGAACCATACTAGTAAGTTTTAACATCCTTTCTGATTGTCTTTCACGTCCCTGTGGAGTAAAATCCCAATCTTTAAACATTGCTCTTACTGTATCTGATTCTAAATGTACAAACGCTAACTTGTCAGCTAATTTTTTAGCAAAAGTAGTTTTACCAGAACCAGACAATCCATAAACTAATATTTTAATCATTATTTAACATCTTTCTTTACCATTTTATATTCTTCCATTGAGATTACATTATCTTTAAGTGCAACAGTAGTATAGTGCTCTATCACTCTTTGTATTTTAGGTAATTTAGTATGCGCAAACGGCCATATTAAAGCACAGACATAATACGCATCTCTAAATGTACATCTCCATCTGTATTGTTTTAAATACGGTGTACCATCAACTCTATTACCCTTAACCTTTTTAGGTGTTAGTGTTCCAACACCTAATACTTCATGCACCCACATGAGAACACTACGGTCAGTCATAGTGATCTCCATCGATAAACGCAAGCTATTAGAATATCTATAGCCTGGTTTGCCTTTGTGTTTCTTTTTCTTTTCAATGCCACGTCTTATATGTATGGACCCTTCTCCGTCAAACAGTCCTGCAATATACGCTTTGTCAACATCAGGTATCATTAGTGTATAGACACTCCTTCTTCCTGATCGTAAACATAAAATTCTCCTTGAGAATCACAGTCCCAACATTGATGAACTCTGCTTTCATCATCAATGATACAAGCTATTTTTACATAGCCATTACCTTTACAGGTAGGACAAACATATACTTTCTTAACTTTTTTTGATTTTGCCATTTAGTTTCTTCGCTTTCTCATTTGCAATTGATTCAATGGTTTTGCTTATTGATAATTGTGCATCGGGCAATAATACCTTCGACAAACTTATCAAGGTCTTGTATGTTTCATGTGTTAAGGAAACATTTCTGTACTTAGTTATATCAGTCATTGTGACTTCCTTTCATTTATTTATAATGACTATATAGGAGATTAATATTAAAAGTCAATGACAAAATT